AACCTCCTTCTCCATAATGTTCCCTCTTTGTGAATGTCCCTTTGGTTCTAAAATGTTGCGGACTTCCCTGTTGATGCCCTCGCAGGATGTTATCTTGACGAGGTTGAATGGCCAGTCAATAGAGTTCTCATGTGCGTGAAAGTCGTCGTGATATGTCCAATAAACCATCAGGATCACGTTGTACTTGTTCACGTCGAGTGCTGAGATTTTGGGGATGCTATTGAATAAGGCGTGGAGGTTCTTGTGTATCTTCTCACTGCCGACGACGTGAAGGTCAGAGCAGAACTTGACTTGTTTGATGATTCCTTGCTTGTTTTGAACTGGTTTAGTAAAAAAGGAGATGGAGTTTGAGATCATTGCTTTCTCATCTCATAGAGTGTGTCTATTTGTCCGACAGTCAATGGCTTGCCACAAGTTGCGCAGATGGAGTCTTCATTCTTGATTTTATCCCAAGGGCAATGACAGACATCTTGATTCTTTGGGTTGTTTGGACGTACTTCTTGTCCTGCACCTTTTGGCATCTTGCTCTTCTTCTCAGGTGCTCCCATCATCGTGACGTAACATCGCTCCTTTCCTCTGGTCACTGCCATTGCTCGGACAGTGTGCTCGTTGGCTCCCTTGCGGTCGTTCTCAGTGTTGTCAGCAAAGCCGACATCCATTGTGATTCTTCCATTTGGAGCAGTGCATTGGATTGTGAACTTATAGCCGATGTATGTGGGATCATCTGGTTTGGTTATCTTTCTCTCTTCGACAATTAGAGTGTCGAGATTGAAAGCGACTCCTAACTTGTAGAGTCCTGATTTGCCCAGTGCTTGTCCATGTTCTGTCGTGTAGTAATCCTCTTCACTTAGGATGAGTTCTTTGACCTTCTCATATTTCTTGAACTTGGCTGCAATCTCTTCGGGGTCTTCTTGAATCTGCACCATTCCCAAGGTGTGATCCTTGGCTTTGGTAATTACAGGTCCAGGAGGAGAAGAGACCTCAACTGCGGTCTGATTTGATTCGTCGCTCATGAAGACTGATGGAACTGTGTTGGCTTTATGTTTGACTGTTTAGAATTCTGATGTGAAGATGAGTCAGATATTGACTAATTATCCTCTCAAGCAGACTAAGCACTTCTTGGTTTGTCCAACTGTTCCCGATTCCAAAGCCATCGCAAACACCTTTGAGGGCACATGAGCAGAGATTGAACCTGTTGGAGTGCCTGCTCCGGCTGCTGTGTTTGATCCTGATGGGGTGCCTGCTGATTTATTACTTGTATCATAATCTATATTTTCTGTTGTTGTTGCTCCTGTTGTGTGAGCCAAACATATTCGATCCTGCCCTCCCTCCTCGGTAATTGCAACATTTTTACCGTTATTTATCACATCTCCTAATGATGATATTGTTTTTTGAGTCAATCCAGCATCTATAGCCCAAGCGTGATCGTGTACTGCCAACAAGTCGCCAGTAAATGTGTGATTGTGTGTTCCCAATGCGTTGCCTGAGAAGGTTGGGACGGTTGAGTTCTCAGGATAGAGTCTCGCAGTTGTTGCACCTGCGATTAATGAATCGCCTGCTGTGACTGTTGTTCCGCACACATAATCAGCAACTCCAAAAACTATCATATCCTCTGCACCAATTAAGACAGTGTTGTTGACTGCGTTCACCATAATTCCGATGCCTTGTCTTTCTTTTGTTGATGTTACTTTCAGGACGGTCAAGTTTCCGTCAATCATGACCGCGTCATTTGCAGCCAAGTTCTCACCTGCTGTCAACAAGCCTCCTTCCATGAATGTCTTTGTTCCACTTGCAGAGAGAACCAAAGTCCAGACAGGTGCGGCGAGGGTTCCAGTGTTCTCATAAAGTTGGCTTGAGTCTGTTTTTAGGAATAGACCATTTGTAGGGACTTCATTTGTTGGATTGGTTGGAAGAGTGGTTCCATGCCAGAGCAGAGTTCTGTCGAGTTTGTCTCCAGTGACTTGGTCTCCTTTGATTCCAGAGGTTCCATCAAAGTCGCTGCTCATATCTGTGTTCCATTCGCGTGGGTGATGTTAGTCTGGACTGTAACTATGAGACCAGTGTCAAGGAGTTGCCCTGCTCCGATTACATGAAGAATGAGAACGCCTCCAGATGCAAGAGTCAAGACGCCTGCCTCTGTGATGGTTTTGGGTGGAGTAATATCAGCAGATGTGTAGGCTGTGCCATATCTTTCAGTCTGATTGACAACTACTCGGTCGCCTATTGTCTTCCGTCCCACCTCTGTCTCGAGAGCGGTGTCGCCGAGTGCGGCGGCAGTTGTTCCAGTTCCAATTGCATGATGAGTGTTTGTTGTGGACACCTCAGCAGTCGAACGCTTAGCCATCTCTTGCATTCCAACGTTTGGGAGGAGGTTCTTGAGTCTGTCTGAATAAGATAGGACGCGAGGGTCTTGCATTCCATTGATTGCAGTTACTGATTGAGGTCTGGCGACTGTGTTCTTCTCTGTACTTGCAATCTCAGCCCAGAGTTTGTCAAGTTTGCTGATCAGTCCTGGTTTGTTCTCAAGGAATGGGACTTCGTCTGCATTCCAGGTTGCAAAGTTCCAAAGATTATGAGTTAAAGATAAGTGAATCGGATCAAAGCCATACTTTGCTTTCACTCCCTGCTTGAAGAGCCAGTCGGCGAGTCTGTCTCTCATGATCCTATGAACATCCCTGCGAAAGCGTTTGGCATCGCTATTAGTGAATCAATGTAAGGTAAAAAAGTAATTTCCTGTAGACCAGAGGCATCAGTGTCATGATCTAGGATGCCATCGTCATGGAAGGAGTCTATCCATGTCTGATTTAGTTCGTCGTTATACATTGCAATCCCAGCGAGTGCAATGCCTGTCTCAAGGAGTGCAGTTCCAGCAGCGCGTCCCCAAATTCCCAAGTTTGTCGCAGTGACTGAGATTGCGCCTGTTGGCGTTGCATCGAGTGCTTGTGTTTTGTTGACGTATGACCTGAAGCCGTTGGTTGTATCATAGGAGAAGCCAAAGGACACCCAAGCATCATTCGGGATGGTCACATCAATGGTGACAGTGCCTGCTCCTCTGGTTAATGAGAATCTGAGGTTGGTCTTTGTAGTTAGTCCGACCCAGTATTGCAAGTCATCTTTATGGACGACGTACTGCGTGCTCCCGACTGTTGCGGTGCTTGGAACGTATATCCAACCAACGATAGCAATCTCATCAGTCGGATTGAGAAGAGCATCATCATCAATAATCTGATATTCTGTTCCGACTGTTCTGGCTCCTCCTGAATACTTGAGACCATAGTCGCCAGTCTTGAACTCTGTGTCTCCTGGTTTGATGAACTCGATGAGGGTTGCATTTGTGTCGGTATGGATAAGATCATAAGCATCGACTAAATCTGGGATGTTCTTTCTGAATCCTAATAGTCCATAATCATCTGCATCCACTGGCTCATCGAAGTTTGGTGCTCCGAGGACGATAGTTGTGTCATGAAGGTCTACAAGTGGAGCGTACATGAACCACTTGATGATGGCGTCGTCTTCGATTGGTTCATTGGAACGTTGATATGATGTGAGTATCTGTGCAATCTTTTCGACGCTGATGGTTCGAGATTGCTGATTCAGATTGTCTGCAAAGGAACGACTACTCATAGGAACACCTTTGCCACATATACCAACATGTTCTCGGCTCCAAGATTGCCTCCATCGATTGAAGATGCGCCTATACCGAATCCCATAATGTCCACTGTGTCTTCCAGGCCAGTCGCAGCATCTATGACCTCGCATGTCTTGCCTAGATCAAGATAGTCGTCTGGAGTTGAGCAGACGATTGGATTATAGATGCGTTTAATCTTAGATAGGTTCTCAAGCATGCCTTCCATCGCAACAGTGGCAGAGTCTTCATCTGGGAAGTCAGACAGGTCCATAGTGTGCTCCTTGTCTCGCAGTGATCGTCTTGCGACTACGTTCTGACCGATGATGTGCATTGTCTTTGAGTGGTAGGTTCTGAACTTGATGTCTCCTGTTTGTGAAGCACCATTGAGATAGTAAGTTCCAGTTGCAGCCTGATAATCTATTCTCAGTTCACCAGAGTCAGGATAAGCGTCGATTAGGATGGCATATTCAGTATTCGCTTCGAGTGCGATCTTGCTGTTGAATGCTATCTCAATATAGACGCCTCCTGTTGTTACTTCCCTCTCGAGACGTTCGGCAGATATCACGATTCTCTGTTTGACTGCATTTGGATCAGGGATGCCACCGCTATCAACATCGACGATGCAGACATGAAGGTCTTTGTCTACTGTTCCAACCTTGCTCAGGAAGAGTCCGACCTTTGTGATGTTGTCATGAGCAGCAGTAAACTTCCAGGATGTGTTTGTTGTCGCAAGGTCTTCAAGTGAGTCAGAGGCGGTTTGGTCTGCGTCAAGGATGTGGTTTTGTGCTCCAGTTCCATGAATGATAGTGAAACCTGAGTCAATTGTTGAATCTTTATAGTTAAATCGCTGTTGTCTGCTGATCAGTAGTTTAGCAACAGGCCAACCAGTTGTCTTTAATGATGAGAGGTCGTTTGTAATCAAGAAACCTGACGGAGTTGAGCCTCGTAATCTAAGAAACGCATCTTTGAGCGGCGTGATGCCATATAGTGCTCCTGCAATGTTGGCGAGTTCGTTGCAAAGTGAACCAATACTCACAAAGTCCCTCTGAAGGTCAGGTAGTTTGATGTCTATCGTGTCCACGCCGACGACTGTGATCCCAGTAGTTACACCGCCAGGGAATGCAAGGTGATCAGTGTCTTCAAGACAGTCTTTGAAGAGTTCTGAGACTCTTGCGTTTGTGTCGGTTGTATCTAAGTCAAGACCGCCAGATAGTTTCTTTTGAAAGCGTCTGATTCGTGAGAACTTCTTGGCAGTTAGTATTCCCCATCCAATAGCGGTGATTTTGATCATTGTGATGGTTCCTTCGACTTCAATCAGTTCAGGCTCTTCGATAATACCATCGAACCACGTTTCAAGACCTGCAGCATCCTTGCCGAGGTTGATTATGATCTCCCAACCATTCTTAATCTTGATAGGACGTCCCAAGTCAGTCGTATCAAGCAAAGCCTGGTTCCTGTCATCGATGGTGATGGTAGCAAGCCCATGGAATGTATTTACACCTCCATCGATGCTCCAACCGGCCAGATCAAAGTCTTTTGTGGGTGATGGGTCGATTGCATCGTGTTCCCAAGTGTATTGAGTAGCACCTAAGAGGTCTTTGATTATGATCTGAGGGTTCAGACCATCTGCATTGAATCCTGATGGATAACTCACACCAGGTTCGCCTCTAGCATTGCTCTTTCATCAAATGCTTGCTTGTTTGCGAGGTCGATTGCTGCCTGTGCTCTTTGTATCTCTGCAAGTGCAGCATCTGCTTCTGCTTGGAGTCTTTCTGCTTCTTGTCTGAGTGGCAGTTCTAAAGCGAAGTTGATTCGAGTGGCTAACTGTGTCCTGATTGCTGATTGTGTTGCAGCACCTGAGCGGAGACGTGATGCGGATGAGGCTCCTGTTCTTCTTGTCATTGGTGCGGCACCTACGCCAAGTCTGAAATTGACATCAACGCCTCCAGCCTCTGCTTCTTCAAGTATCTGTTCTGCACTGGTTCCAACCTTTGCGAGTTCAATGTTCAGGAGTTTGACTCTTGCTCTTGCGAGTGCTAGTAATTCGGTCGAGTTTGTAACCTCATCGGGATGAATGAGTCCAAAGCGCGCAGCCAGGAAGACAACTTCTCTCTCTTCTGCCGATACACGACCAACTCCACTGGTTCTTAATCTTCGTGATTGTCCACTAGAGAGTGCTCGTCTTTGGAAGCCAGTTCCGAGGACTGTTCTGACAATACTTCCCAGAGCGCTTATTCTTTGACCTTCATCTGAGTTTCTGAATGTCTTTTGCTGTGCTCTTCGTTGGATTGCTAGGTTCAGTCCGAGTCTTTGTTGATCAGTTACTCCAGCACCTCCAAATTGTGGTCCGCCTGATGCGAAGTTGTTGAATGACCTTGCTTGGAATGTTCTGATGGCATTTAATGCCTGTCCGCCTTGTGGGGTCGGCAGATTAGTGAGAATACGACTGGAGATTGGTCTCAGACCTTGTCTGATGGTGCCTTCATTTTGTGTGACGAATGTTGATCTAAATCCTGCTAGTTGTCTGCCAGTTTGTGAGAAGATGCCATTCCTACCGAACAGAGTATCAACGAATGACTCCGATGTCTCCGCGGAAACCGTTCGGGATAAGTTCTCTCGTTTTTTTTTAAAGGCGTCCAGTTCAGCACCTGCGGTGCCTGCAGCAGAGCCAACATTGACGAAGCCCTGTTCTAATAAGTCAAGATCAGTGATAAGTCCTTGCTGTAAGTCAACTCCTAACTCGTTAGAGATGTCTTTGAGGTCAGTCAGTTCAGCGGTTGCGCCAGTTGCAGCAGTTGCAACATCTTCAAGCCCATCCTCTGCTTTGGGGAAGACACTTTGAACAAGAGTCTCGACTGCTGTTAAGATTGGAATGAACTTCTTCAGCCACTGCCACAATTCAACAACCGCCTCCTGGACTCCGAACGCATTGGTCTCCCATATCTCAAATGCGACGCCGATGGCAATCATTGCAATGCCAAGTGGACCAAGTGCAAACATAAAGGATCTGACACTGATGCCAAGGGTGCGGATTCCAACTGATGCGCCAGCCATTCCGAGTCTGAACTTCTTCATGCTGAAGATCAGTCTGGTGAAGGTGCTGTTCATTGCAAGGAGGTGGAGTTTGCTTCCAATTACTGCTCTGTTCAATCCTGGGAGCATTGTCTTTGTCAGGAATAGCATCATGAGACCAGTGTTGGCTATAGAGATGGTCATGTTGATGTATGTGTCCTGTAAATCATCAGCAACTTGGAGGGCGTCGTCTTCTGCAATCTTGATGTCCTTGAGTTTGACTGCATAATCATCTGTCGCAGTGATTAGTTTCTGATTTTGAAGTGCGAGGTTTGCCTTTGCGATGGTGTAAGTGTCGGTCGCTTGTAGTCCTTGCTCTTCCATCTTTGCGACTGATAATGTGAATCGTCTGACTGCGAGTTGAGTGGATGAGAGAAGGTCGTTTGCTCTTGCGAGTCCGACTGTGCTCTTCTCGACTTTCTGATGTGCTTTGTTAAGTGATAGTTCTGCTTTATTGAGATTTGACATGCCTGTGAACGTGGTTCCGATAGATGTGCCAAGTGCTGCAATTCCTAGGATCATAACTCCAGATGAAGCGGTTGCTGTTTGAGTTGCGAGGTTTAATTGGCGGACTGAGTTTGTCGCTTGGTTCATACCGACTGCAACCTGACCGCCTGCTCTTGAACCTGCGGCGCCGAGGTTTGCCATGCTTGTCGCGCCTGCTGTACCTGCGGATGACAGTTTCTGCTTTGTCTGATCTGCGCTTGTTCCGATTTTGCCCAGTGCCTGCTGACCTGTGACTCCTAGTGAACTCATCTTCTGTTTGGTTTGGTCTGCTGATGAACCTATCTTGTCAAATGACCTTTTGCCTGCGTCTCCCATTGAACTGAACTTCTGCTTTTGTGCATCTGCGGCTGTCCCGACTTTGTTGAGTGCTGTCTTGCCTTCATCGCCCAGTTTCTTGACTGCATTCTTTGCTTTGTCGGCGGACTGGACAAACTTGTCGCTCCTTAGTTCAATTGTAGCAATACCTTTAACGTTACTTGACACACAGGAACTTTAATTCTGAAAATAATAAGAAGTTACAAGATTAGAACAGTTTGAAGTGCTTTTTGAACAGTTTATTGAAGATTTGTGGGTATTCCTTCATCGTCTCTCTGAGGGCAGGTCGGACGTGTGGCATCTCTTCAAAGCCTGGATTATTAACAAAAGCGAGGAATGTGTCTGCTCCATTCCATACAAACGCAAGCACGCTTCCTGGTGAGGCGTCTATTCTTCCAGGAGTACGACCTTGAAACTCTAGAATATCATATAGTTCACCTTGAGGTGTCTCTACTGTTGCCTTTGATGCTGTTACTTCTCCAGCCTTCCATGATTGTGAATAGGAGCCAGTCTTCCGAGGTGCGTTCTTCTTGATCTTCTTCAGGAAGATGGTTTGAAGTTCAGTCAGTAGTGCCTTCTTGAACTTGTCAGGGTTCTTCAGTTCATCAATGGCTTGATTTAGAGGGACGAATGCTTGAATCTTGAAACTCAATGCTTTCTCCTGTGGAATGCTTTGATGCAGACCTTATACTCTTCCATATCTGCGCGAGTGGGCTTTGTCTTGAACTCAAGTTCATGCAGGTCAATGATAGTGCCTACGCCATAAGTGAAGAGTGAAAATACATCATAAATGCGGTCTAAGGAGTTAAACCACTTGATCCATTCTGGTCGACCAATTTCGATAGCATTTGCAAGTGCTTCGATCCTGCCTTGCCTCCGAGTTCCACTAAAAAAGAGCGGACTTCCTCTGCGAGCAGTCCTAGATTTGCAGGTCCAGCGTCTATCTCGTTCGCAGCCTCATTATATTTGAATCCGACAAGGGCGTATTCTAGAATGCCTTTAGTTGTCTTCTCGTAGAGTTCTTCCTTCTCATAACCGAGCGTGGTTGTAGTGTCTTCAAAGACACGCATCTGAACTTGAAAGTTCTTGTATATTTCGCGGATGCAATCAGTACAATTCTTCGTGTGGCCGTCTGGTCTGATCTTCCATCTGAGTTTTCCACAATATGCTTCGAGTGTGGTTGTGTTAATTCCTAACCAAGCACCTGGGAACATGCCATCCTCATCAGGCTCTAATCGGATGAGTTTAGGTTTAGGAGTTTGAGGTTTTGGTGATTCAGTAACTTGCGTCTCGCCGACTTTAGTTTCTTTTATGCCCATGCTAGGATATCAGCCTCGAACGATTTAGTTTCCAATGTAGCGTCACTTTTGTCGCCATCTATTTCTTCTCCTGATGGCATGAAGATAAACCTTGTGAAGGTTGCAACGATTTGCCCTGTGTCGACTGTTAGAACCGCAGTGCGTGGGGTGACTGCACGAGCATCAACATCAAAGACGTCTGATTTCTTGAACAAGTCTATCGACCCAGTGATGACTCGTTGCGTCGGTCGACGATAGAGATCCGTCTTAACACCGCTCGCGTCTTGTATTGCTTCAGTTAGGACGACTGTGATCGAGAAGCCCTTTTGCTCGTATGCGACTGAATTGTACACAAATGGAGCGGCTCCGCCATCATCGTGAATAAGTGGGGTGCCAGCGTTAGCAGTTGCGAAAGCACCTGTGCCAAGTGTTGGACCAGTGCCGTCGATTGTAACTGTTTTGACTGAATAAGTGACTTCGAGAGTCATATAGCCCTCGTTGTTTATAGTTAAAGTTGAATTGATTGGTTTGGCTCCTAGGAATTGCTCAAAGACTTCGACTGCAGCGTCGTCAGTGTATGACCATAATAGACTCCAAGATTCGTCTGGAGTTGCGGCGCCTGCTGGAAGGTTCTGAGCGTGTGCGAGTATTGCCTCATCACCTGTAAGCATTAGCAACTTGACTGTGACTGCGTTCTTTTCGCGAGTCTTTGTCTTCTCTTGTCTGTCAACATTTCCGCCGATTCTCTTCTCGGCGGTAGTCGGATCAGTATCTTTAACAAGAGTTGCATTTTGTCCAAATGCTGTGTATGTTGGATCAACTGGAGTGACTCCATAAAGTGCGACTGTGGTTCCTTCGATAATATATTGAGGTATCTTTAGAACGTCCCTTTGAGTTATCATGGAAGACGCAGCCATTAATCAGTCGCCTCCTTCTTGATAGTCCACTCTTTAAGACCTCTCCAATATCCACAGTCAGGACAGTGTTTGGTTCCTTCCATTCCAGGTTCAGTGACAAAGCGGTCTTTGCCACACTTTGGACAGGTGCTGAGTTTAGATGTCTTCTTCATTTTGTTCCATCCTGGACCAACTGCATATCGGACTTCGTCCTTGGAAGCGTCTTTCTTGGGTTTAGTCTCTTGACTCACGAAGTAATTGCTAGAGTTTGAATAAAAAGAAGTTATGACTTGTTACGTTGCCAGACAACGCCCAACTCTCCAGCCCATTGATATTGAATGCCACCTTTGTCAAAGTCACCAATCTTCAAGAAGGAGACAACTTGCCTGTCGAATGTGTGAATCGCAGAGTCATCAGTGTTGTTGCTCTTCTTGATTCTGACGGAGTTGTTTGGGATTGTCTCCTGGATGATTCTGTTGATCTCCCTATCAAAGAGGAATGCGCGGTTAGGTGTCTCCGCAAAGATGTCGATGTTCACTGTAGTGAGCATCGCGTAAGACTTGTTTCCAGATGGTTGGAATGGTTCGAATGCAATTGTTTCAACCTGTTTGAATCGGATTAAGTCCTTGTTAATGTTCTTCATCCAAGCGTTTGCTGAGATGGTGGTTGCAAGGTCTGCGACAGTAGTGGAACGTCCATGAGGTGAGAGGAATATGGGTGTCACTCCTTCTGTGTTTGCGCTAGTCCAGTCTCTTGCAATGAGTGCTCTGATGGTTTCGTCAAATGGTTCAGGATCACCGACCAGATAGTTGTCAGTGATTACCATTTACCCTCTTCTCTCCAAGTCTTTGACTAACTTTAGCGCAGCAGTTCGACAAACAGAAGCCTCCTGCTCAAACTTCAACTGACACTTTAGGATATCATCAAGGTCTGCTTTGATCTCGCGTTTGGTTCGCTTTGCCATATCTGCCTTCCTAGCGATTCCAGTCCCATCGCTTGCAGAGTCTAGGGCTGTCTTCTCATCTGTGAATCTAGTCTTCAGCTCTTCAGTAGTGGTAAGCATCTCAGCACGACGTTCACTGTTTGCTTTGATGTCGTCTTGTGCTTGTGTCATCTGTTGTTAAACCCCGATGTCTTCTGGAATGAAGGTACGCCACCAGACTCGGACTTCTTGTTGATGCGCTTCATTGTCTTCTCTGCTGACGCTCTGAACTCTGTTGCTTTCTTGGCTGATTGGTCAGTTGGAATGCCATCTAGGACTTCAGCGGCAGCCCATTGTTCAGCGGCTTGGATTCTAAGATTAGCGTCGTCTAGTGTGTCGATCCACGCGATTGAGCCGTTTTGCATCCATTCATCACCGCGATTAAGAAATTCGTCGCCATCTGCATCGGGTAAGTCAGAGACAGATAGACTGCCAGATAGATAGCGCAGTCGAGCCCTACGTTTGACGAGTGTGTTGTCGGATGTGTCAATTAATACCATGTTTTATTCATCTTCAAGAAGTAAAAAAAGAAGTGAGTGGACTAGAAAGGGACTTTGTCCTTCCATGTGTCTCGGTCTGTTTGAGTGATTCTATTCCAGGATCTCTTAATCTTGAAGCGTGCAATCTCAAGCAGTGCGGTCTTCCTGAGTATCTCTTCCTCTGTCATTTTGTAGCCAGGATCAGTCTTAGGAACACCCATCAAGTCCATTATGTAGAGCGACCTCTCAGATGATTTGATGGTCTTGAGATAATAGATGGCTTGTGCAATTGCGTTCGTGTATGGAATCCAGTCGGCGGATTTTGTCCAGTCTGCCATGATAAAAATAGAGGAGAGCACTGTTTAAGTAGGTTTCAATGCTATTTCTTTTTGCCTTTGCTGTCTGAGTATTTGTCCCATGTGAACATTCCTGCTATAGGTGCAAGCAGTGCAATCACTTGAAGCGGCTCAGTGACGATGTCCTTGGCTATGATTAGGATGGCGAGGCCAACATAACCGACCAGAGACATGTGACGAGTTCGGAATTCCATGATCAGGATTTGGTTGATGGGTATTTATGGAGTTATATTTGCTCAAGCGTGTCTTTTACGAAACTGGTCAAAAGTAGGATAAGAGGTGACGCGCATTTGGTGCAGTAGTATTGCTTTCCTCCATCCTTGAGCGTGTTGATGACGACGTGTTTATCTTCTGGATTGTGAGTGTGATTAATTGACATCAGACTCCAATGCTCGGAGTCGTTGCTGTTGCAAGTCGTCGAACATTGCTTCTCCACTGTCTGATTTGAATAGTAACACTTTCTCAGATGGTGTAAGTTCACGATATGCTTTGTTAGTGTTCTCTTGTTCTCCATAATTCAATGGAAGTGTGAGAGGTTCAGTGACTATCGGGATGCAACCAGTGCCGTCTTCGTTGAGTGTGGTTGTATCTCTGCAAGTCCCGTCCAAGTTGAACCCAACTGTTAGGTCTAACTTAGGGCAGTCATTATCATCTTTGTACATTTGTGAGACTGCTGACTTGCACATGAACTCCCAAGAGGTCAACTCTGCAGCAGTTAAGTCATGTTCATCAATAGGTTCGTCGTGAGTTGGAATGGTGGTCCAATTGTAGATGATGGCCTTGTCTCCATGATATGGTTGAATATCATCGGAGTATGCCTGTCGACTCTTATAGTCATCTGGTTCACGATAGTCTCCCAATAATGGTAACATGTATCTAATCTGAGCGAGGCATTCCTGAACTGCTGCTGAGAGTTCAGCGTGTGCTCCATCTCTATTCATTCCTGTGAGATATGCTTCGTGATAGTTAATCCATAATTCTGAGATTACAAAGAACCTGCTGTCTTGGATGCCTTTGGCTTGACCTGCACCTTGTTCGCATTCACCTCGGAGTTTGAGCATCTCAAGATACTCTCTGTCTTTGATATTAAGTTCCTCACCTCTGTCGAACTTGTCCTGGAGTTGCTGTTCATCTCTATCATATTGTGTGACATTGTTAGTTATGAATTCAGGTCGAGTGCAGACTCCATCTATCAGAGTCTCTCTTGGATCACACTGTTGTTCTTCTGGTTCTGGTGTTGGGATGGGGTTAGTGTAATTATACATCCAGTCTGCAATATCAGGCGCAGTGAATATGTATGTGCAACCGAAGACGACGGTGTCGCCTTCTGAGAATGTAAGAAAGCACTGATCTAATGTGTTCTCAAGGTTGTCGGGGACTGGGAGGTCTCCTTCATAGTGATAGACATCGGCGTATGCCATAAAGGGGATGAGTAAGATTGCACCTAATGAGATTATGATTGCAAAGATACAGGCAACTGGGATGATATCTTCGTTATCCATTCGAACCATTGTCTCTCTTTGATTGCATCATTTGAATAGTGTTGTCAACATTGTTGGAGCAAGTGGTTCACACAAGACGGGTTCGAGGACGTCGGGGATCGTCCACTTGCTCCATCTGTTGATTATGATTTGCATAAATTAAGTAGCACGCATAAATTAGTCTTCTTCTTCTTTTTTATCTGGTATTGCTTCTTCACATAATGGGACTGCGTATTCGCATCCTATCTTCAAGGCTTTGCTAATCTTGCCTCTGATTTCCAAACTTGTCCAACTCTCTGAAGATAACTAAACCCGTCACAATTAAGGATGAGAACAATGCTGTTAAAAGGATTTTGACATTTGGGTCTTCCACTGGGATGTTGAATGCAAGACCACCGCCAAGGAGAGGTGAGAGGAATGCGAGTCCCCAGTTGCTTACTATTCGCGCAGCCCAGCGACTCTTTGTCTTCATGATATCATAACGTCACAAACATGGTTTATCTGAATAATAGAAAGGGTTGGGTGTCAGGCGTCTTCGATTCGTGCGATTGCTGCAGAGCGACCATCTTGCAAGTCGTATCTAGTGGATATCTGAATGCCTGTCTCGTTTGGTGGGAGGTCGAAGGTTGTGACCATTGCGTCTCTTCGAATACAATAGAGGACTGCTATCTTTGAATCCAGCATGGTGACCTCTGTTGCTGGCACTTGAGTGCTGACAAAGATGTCCACGCCGAGGATGGTTCTGCCAAAGTGTCCTGTGGCTATATCCACAAACTCTCCGAGTATAGTTGAATCCTTAAAGTCAGAGTCTTTGAAGAGGTCTCCTGCTTGGTCTGGGTGCATGTAGACTTTGTCAGGAGTGAAGTTCTCTGCTTGAATTGCTGACCACATGTTCACGAGGTCTGCATAGGCCATGGTTCCAGCAACTGCAGCAGATACGAGTCCGCCTGATGCGAGGTTTGCTGTTGATACTGCTTGGATGTGGTCGATTAAGGTTTGTGATTCTAATTCTTTTAGTGCTCTGCTTGTCTCTGCTGCTTCTTCTGCTGCAACATCCCAGTCAGCGTCTTCAAGATAGTTGGTGTCCCAGACATCTCGTGATTCAAACTCATCGGTTGGTGTACAAGTGACGAAGGTCTCTCTTTGTCCTCTTGATGTGGTTGAGGTCTTTCTGCCTGTCTTTCTTGCAAAGCCTCTTGATGGTAGTCTGATCTTGATTGACTCTTTGACTGTTTCAATTACTCTGACAAAGTTGCGTCCGATTGCATTAGGAGCAGCGGCATCAATTACGATTCCAGAGAGTTCATTGATTGCAGCAGTTGTATCTTGTGCTTTAGTGTGTTTTATGATTTGATTGTAAAATGGTGATTTCTGTAGTGATTCAAGAATCTGTCTGCTTGATATTTTGTTGTCGCCTGTCTCTTTTGCGCCTAAGATGACATCTGCCATTGTGTGGCATTTACGATTGAGTAGTTTCTTGTGAAGGTCTTCGAGTTCAAATTGATCCATGATTATGATCCTATTCCATCAAAGAAGATGAGTCCAGTATCGAGGTCTGCGGCTCCATTAGATATGATGGTGCCGTTTGCAAGTCCGTTGCCTGCGGCTGCGATGTTGATTGCTTTATTAGATGAAACTGATAATACTCCGCCGACTGTAACGTTGGCTCCGAATGTGACTTTGGTAACTCCATAAATTAAACATGGTTGTCTATCTCCTGAGACTCCTGCAAACATTGCGACTCCAATTGCTCGGTCTGTGCCTGCTTGTTTTGCAACAGTTAAGACATTGTCAGCAGATACTCCGCCGACTTCAAGAAAGTCGCCGATAACAATGGTCGCAGTGTATTCGACTACAAGATGCTTTGAGATTTCAGGTATTACATCCTCGCCTAATGCGTGGTCACTTGCGAATTCTGCCATGCGTTAGTTCTGATTTTTGCAATAAAAAGAAGTGTGTGTCTAAGGGTAGGGAACCAAGGTTCCAGTGATTCCATTTCGTCTGCAATTTGGACAGAGGTATTGCCCTTTGTCATTCTTTGCAGGTCGGCCTCTTTTATCCTGGAGTGCTTGTTTTCTGGCATAGCGAGTCATGAATCCGCAACTATTAGAACATTTGAAGATCTCTTCCTTTGTTTCAGGACGTGATCTTGATTGAGTTTTTACTGATTTGGATGTTGATGATGCACCTCTTTTTGATGATCTGGGTGCTGTCTTTGTTGGTGTTGGTTTTGCATCATCAGTGCTTTCAGATGTTGTATCTGGTGCGTCTGCTGTTGAGAGTGTTGTTGTCTCTGATGCTGATGTTGATTCAGTTAATTCAGTAGAACTCGAATCTGTGTCAGTTGACATGATTATGATTATTGTTGCTGATGTAAAAGGATGTCTTAACTTGCGACTTGATAGATTGCTAATACACTGAACCGTCTCAATGTGATTGATGATGCGCACTGGAAATTGATGATGTCTCCGTCGATTACTGGGACAGTGAATTCGTTGACTGCATCAGCGACCATGATTGGTCCAAGGTTGACGAATGCGGCTCCGTCATATGCTATCTTCAGAGTGACTGCTTCAACTGAATGGCATAATACTCTGAGATAAGATGGAGTCCTTCCTCTTTGTCCACTAACTGAGAAGTCGACGGCGTGCTTTGGTGATGTTCCGCCTGTAAAAGTTGCACCACTGACTGCCAATGTTGTTCCATCTGTTGAGGTGAGTGTGATTGCATTTCCTGCGGTTCCACCGATTGTCTCTTCGGCAGTCACGACGTTTGTTGATGCGGTTGCGACAACGTCCAGGGTGGTTCCGACTCTGACGTCTGCTGTGACTGCTGCTGCTAAGTCTGTCGCAGTTGCATTGTCTGAAGTGTCTGTGCTGAACTCTGTATCATCTGCTCGAGCACCTGCGACTGCTTTGTAGTTTAATCCATTAATTACAACTTGATCAGCATCTACGCCGCCAGTCATTAGTGCTCCACTTACTGACATTCGGACTCCTGATGTTGATTCCACGATATCGATAGAGTTTGCACTTGATGCGTTCAATACTGTTGCAGGCACTAGAGTCACGACTGCGACTGATGACGTTGCAGTGACGTCGATTAGTGGGACTGTGACTGGTGTTCGAGTATCTCCTGAAATTGCGGCAGCCAGATCCGTCGCTCTTGCGGTGTCGCTTGTATCAACACTAAACTCAGTATCGTCAGCCCTTGCTCCGACTGTTGCTGTATAGACTAAACCATTAACTGTGACGGTGTCACCATTGATGCCTCCTGCGAGTGTTGCACCTGATAATGTGATTGCGGCGGTGTCATCTGCAAGTGTGATTGCGTTGCCACCTGTGCCTCCAACTGTTGAGACAATTGTGACGACGTTTGTCGATGCGGTTGCAGTAACATCGTCCAAGGTTCCGACTCTAGTATCGTCATCAATAGAATCTGCCAAGTCAGTCGCTGCAGCGTTATCAGTTCCACTGATATCAAACTCTGTATCGTTGGCTTTCGCTCCACTTACTGCAGTATAGATAAGACCATTAACTGTGATTGTTTCACCTACTAGAACCGACACGAGTGTCGCAGTTCCAGAAGCATGGACTTCACCTGTTGGTCCATTCATTGTGATTGTGCCTGTTGCCTTTGTTTCTTCGAGGACGGTTGCGCATGTGATTGTGCCTGTCGCCTTCTCATCTCTGAAGAAGTCTTCATCGGCATCTATTACGCCAGCAATTCGTGCAAGGAGTGAACTATTACCCATGAAGGAAGTTATCGTTCTCAGTAGTTTAAGAACTTACTGCCCAATGAAACTAAGGGAAGAAGTCGTCTGGTTCAATATCAATATCGTCCAAAGTGCAGACGCAGTTCAGATGTGTGTCGTCAACTGGTTGAGGCATTGTTCCGTCTCTGACTTCCCACACTTGTCCTTCATATTGAGTGCAGAGGTCATCTTCTGCTCCATGAAGAACCCATACCTTTCCAGGAATAGGTTCATCATGTTCGGCGTTTAGTTTTAGGTTTTTTTTAGGATATGATCCAAGTCATGAAGGTCTTTGCGGAGTTTGGCTAATCTGCCCATCTTCTCCATCGAGTCTCTACCGACTCCAATAACCATTCCTATCTTGTTGATCTCCTTTATGATCTTGTCACGACGCTCAAGGTATTGTTTCTTTACGATTGAGACCTTGACCTTTGGTTTGGCTTCGATCTTGACTGTTGGGTTTGTGTGCTTTCTGAATAGTTTGAATAGTCTGCCATTCTTGATTAATCTGAGTTTGTTTGGCACGCCTTCAGGTATCATGCACATTGGAGTCCCATCTACTTCGCCAAGCACCCATCCATCTGGACAGTTGCCATCTGCATCTGGTTCGATTGGTTCTTCTTGGTTCTCCATTATCTTCTCGCACATTCCAGTCTCTTCGTTTAGTTTCCAGCCTTCATTGCATGTGCCGTCTTCGTTTGGTTCGACTGGATCTGGATGTTCTGCATTTGGGTCGTTGCCAGATTCATCAGCAGGTTCTTGATCTGGTTCTGCTGTTCCGCCTCCGCCAGGTGATGCTTCGAATCTGTCACAGGTATCGGTTCCCAAGATGTCACCAGAGACGATTGCACAAACACCTGGTCCAGCCATATCTGAGGGATCAAGTGCAAAGAACCATCGGCACTCTTGACACATTGAGCCTTCTGCTCCTGGACCATAGTTGACTTCGTCCTTTCCTAGTTGATCAATATCTTTGAGTACCTTCAAGCCGTCTGCATTATGTTTGATTAATGAAAGCGCAGCAAGTTGTTTTGAGTGTTGGAGTAGTTTAGCGTTCTGAGCCATCTCAGTGATGTGTCTGAACCATGCAACCAAGTCCTCGGCTGACATGTTCTCATACTGGTATTGATTGAGGGCTTCTGGGTGAGCAAATAGATAATCTGCCATATCTGAAGCGGTTGTTTCAGGAATACTCTTCTCATCGACTAAGAAAGCGACGATTGAGGTCTTGCCGTCGTTCCAGACTCCTGTTTCAGTGTTCATATAGTTATCAAGTTCATACTGGGCATGTAGTTTCTTGTTTTGTCCCAAGAGGATGGTCTTCATTCGCATCCTTGGGTCTTTGTTTAGTTTGAGTTTAAGTTGAGCAATGAGTTCCTCTGATGGTCTCTCAATTATGGTTCCAACATCTTCAGGACCAAGTGCTTGAACCCATGTGCCGTTTGAGTTTGGCACTTCTTCGAGGATGAAGGTGTTCATCAAGAAGTGTGAGCCTTCAATTGTGCATTTGTTGCAGACATCGCCTTCCTTTTGGTCTGTTCCGCAGTCACATGTCTCTTTTCTGTAGTAATCAACGACTGAGCATCCTTTGAACTTGGCTTTTAGAATCATATCATAGACTAGAGGGTTTGTACATGCGCCAATGAACTCAACCTGAGCGTATTCTTTGCCTCCAGGTTCTGTTTTGTTAATTTCAACTGCAGCATCAATAATGAATGCTGGAGGATATGGATTAATCAAGTCCTTGCCGTATTTCTCGAGATATGATTGAGGAATCTCTGCAGCAGTCTCAAAGTGGTCAATATCCATAAGGGCGACTCCCATCATTGCGGCTGTGCTCATTGCGCCAGTTGCAAATATGAGATTGTCTTTGTCCATCTTCTCACCACGTTTCATCTCTCCTGATTGCATTGCAACTCCTTTGAAGAGCATGAACTCCTTCTCCTCTCCTGGTGCGAGCATTAATGGAACTGGCCAGGCGAACTTATGTTTGAGTGAGTGCTTTTTGGTAACTAAATTCCGTAACATTGATTCAGGTGTTGGTTCTGTGATTGCATCTGTCTCAGGTGTTGTATCTTCAGGCATCACACACATTGGGATTCCATCAAGGTCTTTGAGTTCCCATCCATCTTGACAGTTGCCATCTGCATCCGGTGCAATTGGTTTGTGTTCAGCGTTGGAACTATCTTCATAGAGTTTAAAGAAATGCTTGTAAATTGCAGAGTCTTTGCTCATCTTCATCGTGATAATGTCGTCTTTTGTGAAGCCTATTGTTTCGAGGTACTTGTAGAACTTGGCTGCAATCTCTTCGACGGTCGGATGAGTCACGAGTACCTTTTGTGATGTTAAACTTAAAGAAGTGTTAGTCTGAAGCAGCGAACAAAGCCAAGATATCATCCGCAGTCATCGTCTTCTTCTTGTATTCATCCAGAGCCGTCTTTAATGATTCAATGAACTCCTTCTGAGCATCACCTTCGCGCTTTAGTTGCTTGATATGTTTCAAAAGAGCAGTCAACTCTTTATCCTTCAATTTCAGTGATTTGATGAGTGATTGGTGCTGTTCTTGCTGAATTTGGGTAAGTGCGCGCAGGTGATCGCTTACTTTGTATTCTGTTAATTTCAGCCTCAAAGTTGATATTAATCGCTCCTTTTGCTTCAAAACCAGATTAAGTTTGAATTTAGTATGATCTTTGGTTAGCCACTTCTCAGGCTGTTTGATGAGGGTGGTTAGTGACTCTCTTTGGTAGAGTCTGAGTCCGATTGTGCTTGATATCGTCGCAGATGTTAGTTCTTTCTTGAAGAGAGTGACTTGGAGGAAGACTGTGAGTCTTTCCGTTGTTGGAGGTTCGTGAATTGGGCGCAGTGGTTTGATTGCTGATGGTTCATTCCTTGGTTGTACTGCTGAAGGAGGTGCAGCAGTGGTCTCGATGACAACAGAGTCAGAATGAGTGAGTGATTGTGCAATTGCTCTTGCGAATGTTGACAATTGAGCAATGGCTTCGGAGTGAGTCAGAATTTGCGACGCGATTCTGTTGAATGTAGAACCTGCTCGACTGACTGCATCAATATGTGTCAGGGTTTGTGTGGCAGTCCTCATCGCTTCAGTGATCTTGGCAATTGATTCAGAGTGTGTGATGATCTGTGATGCTGTTCTTGCAACACCTGTGATGATTGCAACAACCTCAGAATGCACCAACGTTTGAGCAGCAGTGACAAAGCGTTCGGTGAGTTTGGCGATGCTCTCGCTATGAAGTAGGTTCTGCGCAACTATTCTCGAATACTCTCGCAGAATTACGACAGACTCGGAATGTGTCAAGGTCTGTGATGCTGTCACTGATTTGCCAAAGCCTGAGACAGCAGAGTCAATATGTGTGAGTGTTTGTGCAGGTGCTCTGTTTGCTCCTTTGATTACTGGATTGACTGATGAGTGTGTCAGTGTCTGGGATGCGGTAACTTCAAAAGCCGTGCCAGACGCATCGAATGGCACTTCAAGCAGAGAGTCCACATCATTGACGACCATGGTGATCCCTTCATTTCCATGGTTTGCTGGTCTTGTGGTTAGTATCTCCATGACAAGTCTGTCACCTGTTGCTCCTGCAGCAGGGTTGATGCTAGTTGGAGCATATACGAAGGGTCCAGTTGAACTCTGAGACGTTGAGGTTGCTAGTATCTCGGCTCGTGAGTCAGTTGATAGATATCTGGAGAGTTGAATCTTGAAGGTAGAGTTCGCACCAAGGACAGAGCATTCCACTCCGCCTCGATATGTTCCTGTCGCCCAGTCTGCATCGCTTAGTTGTGGAGTTGCCCAAGTTACATCATTCCTGTCTGTGACGTTGGCTTGGACAGTCCAAGCGATGTCAGTTGTGTCAGTTCGTGATGCAGGTGCTTCTTCGTTTGAGTCTGAGCCTGCGGTAATGTTTGAGTCAGTTGCATTCTGTCCTTCTGGTTCAAAGAGTTGCACCATTAAGTCCACTCTCGATAGTTGTGGTCTTTCTCTTTCTCATATTCTTCATAGAGCGCAGGATCAATGAGGACTCCATGCCTAGTGAGTGCTTCAGGTGGTTTGACAAAGTCTGCAAACTTGTTGATCTTCACCTTTCTGGTTCCGCAGTAGATTGGTAAGGTTCCATCAGCAGTCAGTTGGCGGATAAGGTTTGGTGAGTAGTATCTTTCTTCAGTCATGTTTGGAACCCACTTCTGAACTCCATTCAGTGTTCTCAGTGACATTGATTGAATCCACCATATTCCTGCGTGTCTCTCATCTTCATCTGGATCAGAGTCATTCCAGAATGTGATCTTGATTGCATCTGCTGGATATCCAGCAGGTCTCTCTTCAATACAATAGTGGTCTGCTTTGAATGTGATGCCCATGACGCTGATGGATTGAATCCAGCCTTTTGATGAGTCTATGATAACGTTCCGACCAGTTGGGTCGTCCTTCTTTGGTATGTTCTTCCATTCTGATGAGTCTAGTTCTTGAGGACTTGATTTGGGATTAGTTGCATGTTGAATGAATATCTTCATGATTAGACAAGAAGCCTAATCGTTTAAAGTTACAGTTACACTGACTTTGAGTGTGTCTGTGTTGACTAGGTTTGTACTTGTGAAGAGATAGATGATTCCCATTACTCCTGCGGAGTTTGCATCAAAGAGTGCGCCCTTTTGGACTGCGGTGTGAGTTGCAGTTGCAGTGTAAGTGTGTTCGACTAGAGTGGTCTTTTGACCTGTTGTGTGAGTTGTAGTGTCTGCGTCTGTTCGTGTCAGTCCCCCAGTTGTGATCTCTGCGAGCATTGTGTTCGCTGAATCTGCTGGAAGTCCTGCGGCATTATCAGATACGCCCATGTGTGTAAAGCCCAATTGTGTCGCGGCTCCTTGGTTCTCCCAAAGTGCAATATGCATCGAGTCTGCACCATCGTCTTGGAGTTGGTTTTCAACTGCCCGACAAAGATACTCTTCATCTGGTCTGCCTTCGTTCTTGATAACTGTGATATACGCTTTATGCCTGTGATTCTGAACTGAGCCGCGCATCATTCCGAGTTCTGTCTTGATTACCTTGGACATTACGTTTGATTGGAGAAGTGCTTCAAGCGAATCGAATTGTTTAGGTGGATCTTCTGCTGCTTTCCCGAATCCGAACATCAGGAAGTTACCCCCAAGTTCTTCAGGAATGCTGTTTTGCAGGCATCATCACAAAAGACTGTGATGTGTCTGGGGTTCTTATTGTGATCTGATGGTTGTGGAACCTTGCCCTTGAGACCTTTGTGTGTTCCCTTCTTGCCACAGTTCTCGCATTTGGCAGTGATTGTGATGCCTGAATGTGAGACGTCGCGATTGTGTTGATACCAGTCATCCTCCTGTTCAGGAATGGATTTAGTTCCATCTGTTGCAAACTTGCAAGGACTGCAAACGAATGGACCTGGAACTTTAGGATAAGTCAATACTAGGTTCTCCTTTTTGATTACTTAAAGAACTGCTCATCTGAACGTTCTGACCTTTTTGTAATTAAACTCCATCTGGAGGATGTGCTTCTGTTCATTCTGATCGTATATGTCCTTGCTTTTGTCGTTGAACAGTTCCTCGGTGAATATGGTAAGATGCACCGCGCCATTCTTAGCCATCTTGAGGTTGTCTGGGTGCTCTATCTTGTAGAGGTCCAGGCTCATGTTTGTCTTGAATGTAATCTGCTCAATATCATAGTGATTGCCTCTTTCATCTTTAACGTTCATCAGTTTGAAGTGATATGTGTGATCACCAGCCACCTCCAACTCTTTCAAGTCAATGAAACTCATATCGGCGTACTTCTCGCCCTTGTATTCAATCTGAAGAGATGGCATATTTCCTCACTAAGTATTCCAGTATCTTCTTCTTTTGCTTTGCGTTAGGATCAGTCCTTGTGATGGTCTCTGGCTTTGGAACCTTCACAGTGATTGAGCGTCCTTTATCTGATAGGCCTATAATCTTCTTGAGTGCGTTCATGTCGGTTGTAGTTTCTGCGGCAGTGGTCTTCTTGACCTTGATACCTGCATCAATGAACATATCTAGGAATGTATCTGCGTCAATCTTGTCGGTGAACATTGGATCCTTGAGTATGTTGAACACGTCTCCGATTTCTGCTGGAGTCATCGGATCCTCCTGTCCCCAGTGGAGTTTTACGTTAGCCTTCTTCAAGTCGAGTCCTTCCTGGACTATTAATGGAGCGTATATCATGCGCTCTGTGAATCGTTTATGAAATCTCCGATACATCTGAATAAGTGGGAACATTGCGTCCACTGCTTCCTTTGAGGAGGCATAACTGAAGTTCAGTGATGACCAGAGTCGGATTAGTGGAGACATGGTTCCAGATATGATTTGGTCATCAACATATCTGATGAATGAGTCAAAGCGGTTCTGAGTATCTAGTGAGACTGTGCTTACTGTTCCTTTGACGTTGGTTGCAAAGTGCTCAAGCGGATCCAGTTTATTGAATTGAGTATTAACGCCGTCAATGAATTCAGCATCTGCTCCTTCGCCCTCGAAGAATGCGAAATACCTTGGAAGTCCTGCATAGATCATCTTTGCAGACACGTCTTCAATCTTCTCAGCAGTTGTGAACATGTCATCTCTTTGGACGATGGTTCCGCCGTCTGTTTTGTAGCCTACTCCCTTTCGTCCAAGTGCTTGTCCAATTCCTTCACCAAATGCACTCTCATCTATTGGCAGCCATCTTGCATGAAGTATGTCTCCTGGATCAACATCAATGTCACCTCTTCCTCCCCAATTTTGAACAAACTTGACATAGTTGCCACCTTCATCTCTGTATATTTTGGTGAATGAGGATAGTGGAAGCATGTAAACTCCAGCGAATGGATTCTCAGCATCTGATACTGGATTGAGGAATGCGTTGCCAGTTCCCCAAGTGTCGCGCGCTTGCTTTTGGTTGAGTGTATCGAGATCCCATTCTTCTGCAAAGTCGTTGACAATCTCAAGAGCCTTGCGGCCGGTTGGAGTTGATTTGTCAGCGGAATTGAAGAAGCCGACTCCGACAGAGTTGGCCATGTAAGTGAAGACTGTTAATTTGTACTTGAGGTTTCTTTTGAGGTTCTCTACTAGATCCTTCAGTGGGATGTCTAGTGTTTCACCAGTGAAGACCTTGGATGTTTCAGTGATGCTGACTGATGCGTCAACCTTCTTGACAGAATCAGGATGTGATGCGTGTGACATTGCAAGGTCAAAGGCGTCCATTTGCTATTCTTACTTGTTGACGCTTTTTAGAACTAAGAAGGTGACAACATCTTCCTCAAAGTAGAAACCAGTGCCACATGCGACGCACTTGTACTTTCTGACGTCGAGTGGCTTGCCTTGAACCTCTATCTGCTTGTCAATGATGCTGCACTTGCCTCCGCATCGAGGACAAGTGATTGGGTCGTCACTCATCTTTGAACATCCTTCTGAGTTTAGTGTATAGTTCTGATTTGGCTTTAGGATTGAATATTGAATTGAGCCCACACATTGCCACCGCTTCTTTTACTCTGAGAAGGGTGATGGAGTCATTCATGTCTTCTCATCCATCACTTTCTTTGTAAGTTCTTTGATCTTGGCGTCCATCCTTGCTTTGGCTTTGCGCATGTCATGTCTTTCCTCTGCATGTGTCTTCTTCTTCTTGGTTTCAGGGAATCTGCCACCATAGTCGAACATGCGCTCCATAGAGACGGCTATCTTTGCAACGAGGAATCGTGCAGTCTTTCGAGTCTCAAGCCAGAACCTGTTTGCCATTATATCCTTCTGATTACTCACGCAGATCATGCAGGCTGTTTGTCCCTTTGAATGAGCGTGGTCTTGGCCAGGAAGTACAATCATCCTGCCTGTGCGCTTGTCTTCATTCTCCCAAGTAGCATAAGGCATCAGGTTCCAACTCCAGCCCATAGCGCGAAGAAGGTGACGGTCATTCCAATTGTAAGTATAACAAGTGCATGCTCTAGTTTTTCACCTGGACGATATGGTTGATGCCTTTGCATCAGTCTTCCTCCACTGGTGTCATGTTCATATCGTGAAGACAGTCAGCAGTATAGTCTTTCAGTGCATCCAGCAGATCAACATTCTTCCGGTTCCCTGATTGACTCTTGAGTTGTCTGATGTGCTTCTCTAGTTTCTGCGTGCGTGTCACTATTGCGTTCCAGTCAAAGGTGACATTAATTGTCATCTTGGCGTCCATCTACTTCTCTGCCTTCTTTGGCTTTGGTGTGTTGTTTTTGCAGTCATTGCACTTCTCCATGACGCTTCTGTTAGTGGAGTCCTTGTGCTTGTTGCAAGGGGTTATGATTAACGTAATGCTCGAACCTCCATGAGTATCTCCTCATGTGTCTTCCTCATGTGTCTCTTTATCATTATTAGTTCACCATTAAGTGGACAAAATGGACACTTGAATATCATGATTCGAACAGTGATTTCCTTAAGGTGCTGAGATAACCTCTTCTTGAATATGGGACACAATTGTGCTTCCCTCTGCAATATCCGCAGAGTCCTGTCTCCTTTGTTTTATCTGATGGGTTCCTTAGTGTCTTTCCGCATTTACATCTCATAGTTTGAGCCTCTCCCTGGTTAGTTCAATGAGGTCTTTCTGAAAGTGAGTCCAATAATAGCAACATAGGCAACCGCCTTCGAGGTCGATTGTGTTGGTTAGTTGTTTGATGTCTCTGTTTGCGTCCTGAGCAACTTCATCAATGTTGACCAGTGTGCTGAATAGTTCTAGTATAGCGGAGATCATCTTGTCCTGGAATATGTCTCTGCATTGGATGTGATGAGAGTTACAGAGTTGCATCAGTGTCTTGCAAACTCCATCAAGTTGTGCTGAGTCCTTGGACTTGTTCTCTGTCTCTTTCCACATCTAGGACACATGAGAGCGCAAGTGTAGTCTCTCTTTTGACAGAGTCTGCAGAAGTGGAATGCTCTGCCACCTCCGAGTTTAGTGTAAGGCATCAGCGTCCGCTTCCCATCTTTCCAGTTGCGAATGCACCTTTGTGAGTGTCCTTCCTCTTCCATATCAGATATGCGAGCCACATGTAGAGCGTGGAGTGAAGGCCATCGTCTGGATTGAGTTTGCCATGGATGTATATCTTATGCTCTCCCTGTTGTGATTTGGATGTGATTGCTTCAATTGCAGCAAAGTGATCAGTCATAAAGTCCACATCCTTCTGAACATCTTCATCATAAGGAATGGTGAGTCTTCCTTCAGTTACCATTCGAACGATCATGTCGATGGAGTATGTCCTGTTTGCTTGTACTTGATTCAATGGATAGAGTTTGTCGAAGACGATTGCAGGATCAGCCCAAGGTGGAAGATAGTGACATGTCTTGACGTTGTCGTATTCTGCTTTAATCTTCTTAATCTGATATGGTGCGCCTCCTGCATCTTGAACTCCAAAGACTGGCTCGTATCTGTCGATGACGTTGCGCACTATCTCCAATTGCTTCTCTTCATCTGTTTCGATAATCTTCTCAATGAATCTGAGTTCAAACTTTGGTTTGTGTTGGATTGTATCGTCAACGAGTTGCCAGATTGCAGGGACAGTAAATGCAACGTCTCCACCTCCCCAGTCGCATCCGAAGAAGAGTGGTCCTAACTTCAAGTCAATCTCATCTGGTGTCATGAATGACATTGTCGGATCGTGTAGCATCTCCATCATTTGATGAGTGATTGGTTTGGCTGCTGCTTTGTGTGGTTCTCCCATGACTTCCATTGCATATTCGGCAGGAGTATATTCAGCCCTCTTGTCTTCGAGGTCTTCCTTAGATATCCAAGGGACAATACTTTGAGGAACCCAATATCCATGAATCTTCGCTCCAGGGTTCTGTGGGATCCAAGTTCCAAGTGTCTCATCCCAGACGTTCTGATTGGTCTTCTTGTATGCAAGATCCCAGTCATCTCCTTCAAGTGGTCCAGTTCCAACTTCCCACATTCTTCCCATTCCAGGTTCCTTCGAGTGGCCGAGTGATTCCTTCACCTTTGCGATGTTCTCTCCGTTCTGCTTCTGTCTCTCGTCGATATAGACAAAGTCAGCAGGGACAGAGAGTGCTTCATCGAAGTTGCTCCATCCTGAGAAGAAGTAACAAACTGAACCGTTGAGGAACTTGAGTCTGGTTGCAGAGTGGTCTTTCAGTCTTGCTATCTTCTTCATGATCACTTGAGATGCTTGGATTGTCCATTCCTTCACTCTTAGATTGGAGAAGATGGATGTGTGTGATGATCTGTCTGACATGTAGAGCCCAACTGAACCAGGATAGTGATAGGCGTTCTCGAATATCTTGTTGACTAGGAACTCGGATATCTCTGTCTGTCTTCCCTTTCTGACGCGGACGTGTTGAGCATCATCTCGGTATAGTGGTTTGAGATACTCCCTGTCTTTGAATGAGAACTTCTTCTTCTTGAGAATTCTAATCTGCTGCGTGAACTCTACTGAATCCCTTGAGAAGACCTCGACCTCAATGACTGGATTAGGTTCATCAACTTCGTGCATCCTGTGGATGAACTTGTTTCGAGGCAAGTTACACCTCTAACAGTTTGTGCCCTTCGAGTTTCTCAAGATCTCCTTTTGATAGGAAATAGATATCGCGTCCCAGTTTTCTGGCGTATTCAATCTCTGAGGATGTAGAGTCTCCGATGTATCCATTAATATCAACCACAAAAATGGATTTGGATAGTTGTATCTTTTGTCTGTGAGTTTCGTCAAGTAGTTCTTTGTTCATCCTCTCGTGATAGACTAATGTTTTGTCATCCATAGTATGGGAACCGATGGAGAATACTAGATAGCCTCTCATCGTTAGTTCGAGATTGATTTCATCAAATTTGTTGTAGAATCTTGTAGAGCCACACAGTGTTATTATCTCGTTCATCCTAATCCTTCCTCCGCCATCTTAATCTCCCACTTCATGTATTTGTGATAGAGTGGGACATCGTTGATTGTCTCGAGTTTCTCCTTGGAGTATCTGAAGAGTCTGTTCTTGGTTGCAGCCAGAACAGTTCCTCTCTTCTGTTGCATCTTGAATTGTCCATATTCTTCCTGAATGACTTCCTCCATTATTGATAGTTTCTCTGCACATTCAACCATGAACGCGCCTTGAGCAAGGTCATCTCCCCAACTCATTCCTGATTCGACTATCTTCTTCTTGTCTTTCCTGATGGTCTCGTCATTGACGTTGAATATCTTGCCGAGGAGTGTGTTCGGCGTGAATGGATGAATCCTGAGATACTTGCTAAGCATCCCCTGTCTTTTGTTTAAATCTAAATTATCGAGAGTATTGACGTCTACCTTTGGAAGTGTCGTTTGCGCTGCGTTCAAGTATTGGATCTTAGCACCTTCTTTCTATAAGGAAGGTCTGTCAGTTATTCCGATCCTAGTGGTTGGTTATCTTATAACACCATCAGAAGTCCTGATGGTGTAGATGGTAATTATGACGCCTGTGTCAGTTATTCTGATGTTTTAAGCATCTGTTTAATTCTTCGGTAGGTTTGTTTTTGTTCCTCTTCATCTTTGAATCCATGTAGATTGATATAGAGGAATTGTCCCTTTGCTTTGGTTTTATGGACTTTAATCAATGTAGGTTCTCGCGCCCGTTCCGTTACAGTGATGACAGTCTTCTTGTTGAGTAGATGTGTTAATTTTGCCTGTGCCTTTACACCAATCACAGATAACAAATGTGTTTAATCTCTCTGACATGCTTTTGATTCTCCCTCTATTAGATAAATGTCACTGCTCTCCCCAAGCAGTGTGTGAAGGTTAGAGGGCTTCGCTGACTCTTTCGGTTCCGCCCTAGTCGTCGAATCCATCTGCACGAGGATTATGTGTTGGTCTCCAGCCCTCAAGTCTTGCAGGAGGTGAGGTGAACCTTCATCGACGTCTTCTTCTCTACTGTGTTTTACTTAACTGTATGCGATACTCCTTGTCGCTTGAGGTGTGCCATCTTTACATCTGCCTTCATTCGCTCTAATGCTGATTTAAAGTGTGCTTTGGCTTCATCTATCACATCCCATGTAAGGGCGTTGTCTATTTCACTGAATGCTTCGTTTGCTCTAGTTAGGGTTAGCATTATCATTTGTAGATGAAAATAACACGTCGATGCCTCTTCCAAGTGATGGATGATTGCTTTGTAAAAGATGGGATATCTCTCTTCGATCTGTGCCTTGGCTAGGTCAGTTAGTTTGCCTGCGTCTTTTGGGATTTCAAATGTTTCATCGTTTCTTATCATTGTTTCACCTCCTTCCTCCGATTCCTCGGCAGTGATTATGATGGAAGTTAATTTCACTTAAAGATGTCTGCTCAGCCTATTTTATCCTAGGTGTCAATTATGCCATATCTGGCGAGGTTGGATGTCGTATGCTAGTGAGTGAAGGAATTGGATGCCAGTTCTGAGATCAGTGATTATGAGGCAGGTTCTGCATTCGTGGTCTGTTAGTGACTTGAGTCTATGTGAATAACCGTTGTGTTTGAATGTCTTCTCGCAGATTTTGCATCTCATTAGACTGGATTGTCCTCCGTATCTTCAGGACAAGCGCAGTTCCTTTGATATGGTCTTTCTCTATCAGTGTGAGGAGTGAAGCGTGTTGTGCCGACTGAGCATTTGTGCTTCTCATGTGCAGAATGTCCGCAGATATTGCATTGTTTCATAATTCTGATTTATGCTCTCTATTTCTCCGCTTTGCTTTTAAGACTGTCATATAATTGAGACGTGCGATCAAGCGCGACTTTCTTAATAATTGGTTTATCTTGCTATTCTCTAATGATTTCCAAAAACGTGATCGCAGTTGTATTGGTAGCCTTTGCCGTTGGCTTGGTTGCTGTTCAATCTGCGGATGCTATCAGCCCATTTACTGAGATTGGTAATTTGGCAGATGAGACACTTGATGCGTTGAATATGCTAGGTGATTTATTCAATGCGTTGGAGGCTGTTCAGTTATCTGAGCAAGCAGAGCAAAACACTCTCGAGTCAACAGTTGCAGCGTTGCCAGTGATAACATCTGTCAGGCTAACTGATACAAACAGCCCAACATGTGTGGTGACTACTCCTGCTGTTCCTTCGAATGGCTGGTGTCCTGATGACTTGCAGAACTTCTTCATCATCAGTGATGTTGAGATAGAGGAGACATCCTTTGTTTCAGTCTCTGTCAGTGATGATGTTGATAAGACTACGCGGTGCTATGTCAACGATGTTGATGAGGATTCAGTTAGGATCTTATGTCAGCCTGCTCCATCAGATGGTTCAACACTTCACTATATGATAGTGGAGTAACTCTCCTTTTTTTAAGTGAATGATAACAAGGAGTGATTAATCTTCTGTTGGACTGTGACGATCGTGTCATTGTGCATGGTTCCATGATTGATGAGTATAATCTCTATAATTTCAAAGCCTGCTACTCTCTTGCTGTTCCAACCAAGTGAAATGAGATATCCTCCTGGTCTGATAGTCCTTTTGATTTCTTTGTAGAGTTTGCCAAAGTATTTTCTGTTTGTTGGAACCATCGCAATTCCTTTGCCTCCGTAATGCTTCTCTAGTTGATTATTTGAATAAGGAGGATCAAATGTGATGCAATCAATGCTATCTATTTTATGGTCCTGGAGATGCTCCAGGGCATCTCTCTGATATGGAAAGGGGAAGAGGTCGATGACTTTGCCTGTTGCATATTTCTTGAGGAGTTTCTTGACGTGTGTGATTTGATATGGTTGTTTGTTTGGGAGGGAGAAGACTCTTGTCATCTTTGGCTGCTTGTTACGAGGAGCAGAGCCATTCCCATGCGCAATATTTCTCATCAATGTCATCCGGTTCCTTTCAAGATTAAGAGCCGAGTGTGCTCACCTTGATATCTGGGTGAGCGGTTCTTCGGCTAGGTTTCTTCTTATCACATTGAAGACATCTTCGTCTATCATCGTGATTGACTCCGCTGCACTTGCAGATCCAATGGTCTACTGGTGCTCGGTGTCGAACCATGATTCGGTTTGATGTGACTGGGATTAATGATGCCTTGTTCATAATAGTTGAGTATAAAGTGAGGACATAAGAGCGACCTTTAGTCCTCACTCGAATCGATCATGATTCGGTCCTTGAGGGGACAATTAGAATGTGGTTTAGTTGGTTATTAGTCTTCAGCAGGTTCGCCAGGTAGCGGAAGGAGTTCCATGCCTTTGTCTAGGCGTATCTTTTGCTCGTTGAACCAGTCTGAGATGACTTGATACTTGGCATCTGTCTTGAATAGCAATTGCGCAAGGTGTTCGAGTTCAAAGTTGCGTTCGATGCCCTGTTTAACCCATTTGGATGATATTCCAGCAAGTCTGTGAATCTCGTTCTTGCTCATATAGAAACTCTGCACTTTTAGCAGGAATTTAGTGAAATTGTCAAGTTTTTGGCGTTCATCGTGGATTTGTTTGATTCTTGCAAGGGTGACAGAGGCATCCTTCCAGTATTCAATGCGTTTCTTCAATTCGGCTAAACCGCCGAATTGTTCAATGATGAAGGTGTTTAGTTCCTTTCGTTGATCAATATCAGCCTCTCTATACTTGTCGCGGATGCTTCCAATGATTGAGATAGCGTCACCAAGTACATCTTCCATCAGTTTGAGTGCTTCATCAAGCAGATCAATGGGTGCTTTGTTGATCTCTTCGATAACGTATTGCCTTTTGTATTGTGAAGGACAATATTTGCGCACGTCTCTGTCTGCTTCTTTGGGGAAGAACTTGGTCAGGACAGTGCATATCTTAGTGTAATCATCAAAGTATGGTTCTAGTTTCTTGGCTGCTGAGATAATGATTGGCTCCATTGCCTCACGCTTGGTTCTGAATATCTGTTCGAGGGTGCGAATCTCATCGGCTAAGACTTCCCTAATATTGACTTGGTCGAGCGACACTCTGATGGAACTAAGTTGTTTAGTTAATTTAAGATAATGGGGAGATCAAAAGTTGACTTGTTGCGTTCTTTCAATCAGTTCGTTAGATGCCAGAGTGCAGTCATGGCTATGCTCATTAGTATTGCTCCCCAAGCAATGCCTCTCCACATATCGCCTCCGCCCTTTCTGTTTGATAGCATCTTCAGGTGCAGACGTGCAACCTCAGGCATGTGATAGTCGCAGACTCCATTGCAGACCGCACATCTGTCTCCAGATATTGTTTGGAGCATTGTCTGGACTTCTTCATCTGTGATGTTATCCCAGTTCTTGTATTCGATGGTCATAATCCTAGTTTCTCCTTACCTATCTTCTCAAGGATAGGGTTGATTATTTCAGGATGTTCTTCCATTGCATGATCCATGATTGCTTTCCAGTTGCGATCGTAGTCCTTAGTCACGATGATGTTGACGTCGCAGTGAGGGCATTTGACTGTGGTCAATCTTTCCACTCCTTTCCGCATCTGTTGCAGACGAGTCTTCCATCTGGTAGAGTGTAAGGACTGCCTGCGTGTTTGTGGCATGGCTCCTCAATTCGTCTGATGAGGTCGTTTGCAACCTTGTTGCCTGCTCTTCCCATTAGGACTCCTCCAGTTGTGTCAAGTCTTTGAAGATGACTTCCAAGTGAAGGATCTTGCGTCCTTCGACATAGGTGACTTTGTCCACGATGAGTTTGTCGCCTTTATTGAGTTTCTTGGCTTCTTTGTTCATGACGCCTTGTGCTCGTTCGGTGTAGAGTTTGATTGTCATGTGGATACCTCCCAGAAGAGTTCGTCATTGATCCAGATGCCGATGACTGTGCCCTTGTCGTCTTTCTGTATCTCAACGAGTGGCTCATGGTTGAGTTCAGTGAGGTTCATTGGTTTGTCACTCATTGGATGTTCCCCCTGTAGAGTCCGACTGCTTTGATGTGTGAGCAGACTGGAAACTTGATGCCTTTGGCTCCTTGCCAGTAATATCCGTCACAGTTGCATGCTCGAGGAGTTCCATAATAAACAAAGTACGATTTGCCCTCTCGGGTTGCACTTGGAACTTGATAGAGAATACCTGCGACAACCTCAGTGATCTTGCCTTCTTCAAGAAGGTTGACCGCTTGGTTCTTTTGATAAATGGTCGCTCTCATGTATGTATGTATGTACATTGAGTATTTATCTTTTCGACGCCTAAGATCGAGAATTACTTGAGTTTGGAGTCTTTTCGTCCCCATCCATCAGTATTATCTCGATGCCATTTTCCGTGACATTTAGGACATAGTTCCAAAGTATTTTTGAGGGGGTCATCATCGTGATATGCAATGTGATGAAGTTGTGTGCCTTTCTTCGAGCCACATTTTGAGCAGATGCCTGTCTTGACATTGTAGTCAAAGCGGATGACTCTTCCTCTGTATATTATAGTGTCAAGTCTCTCAGTTAGTTGATGGGTTTTAGCATGTCTTTGCATCAACACTTGAGTCTCGAATCTGGAGTCGCACTTCTTGCATTGATAAGGTAGTTCCCAATAGATGTCCTCGACTTGTTTTGCTTGCTCCATAACTGCCACACACCTGTGCTTCCACTAGATGATTAACACTCTAGTTTAGATTTGTAGATTATTATTATTGTTTTATTTTACTTCAGAATTTAATTTTTCAATAAATTAGCGCTGGAAACACAGGTGGCTGTGTGTCGTGCCTAGACTGGAAGCGTCAGGGATGTGTTTGATGCCTAGAGTGGAAATGGCTTGATGCCTATCTTTGCAAACTCTTCAATCAGTGCATATCTGAGTCCTTTGTCTGAGTAGCCGCCAGTCAGTAATTCATAAATCACAATATACTTGACCTTCGTTGTGCTGTATTCATATTCTCTCTCAATGTCTCGAGGTGATTCGACGTGGAATGGTGCATCTCCATGCAGGTCGATGGCTATCTCAGGGATGTGTGCTTTGATGAGGATGTCTGGGAAGTTTGGCCAGGATTTGTCTGGGATGAACACAGTCTCTCCAGTCAGTCCATAAAGACCGAAGAGTTCCTTGATAAGATAGATGGTTTTGAACTTCTCATCAAGATCTCCCTCACCAGATGAGTTCTTCTGCGCGAGGTTAATCCACTTGTTATTCTTGCTCAATGTCTCTGATGCCTAAGTGCTCACATATCTCTCGGAGCCCTTGTTGACCTGATGACCAGTCTATGTCCTCCATCTACTTCACCTCCGCGTAATTATAGATCGCAATGATGGTGTCGATGTTTGGTGAACCTGGGTATGGTTCGCCGTCTTTCCAGAACTTCATCCTGCCTGTGATGGGTGTGATCTCGGCACATGCGTCAATCACCAAGTCCTTGAACCAGTCTGCTCCTGTGTATGCTGGAAGGATGCAGACTCCAATGACGTGATGAAGTGAGCATTGACTGATTGCTCTGGTCAGCATCTTCTCGAGTATCTTAGTGAGCCAAGGTGGATTCATCAGGAAGTTCTCGCTCCAAGGTTTGCGATAAGTCTCAGCCATTGTAAGGAAGAGTCGGCAGCATGATTGAAGAGGGTCTTCTGCACATACATCTAGTTTAAGATCATACCATTGTTTCAGCTCTTTCAATCCCCAGTCCATCCTTCCGAAGTTGCCTGACTTTGGTGTCTGCCACCAATAGGCCTCAGAGTCGATTGGTGATGTTCCCAGCATATTGGGCTCGAACCTCCTTCTCCATAATGTTCCCTCTTTGTGAATGTCCCTTTGGTTCTAAAATGTTGCGGACTTCCCTGTTGATGCCCTCGCAGGATGTTATCTTGACGAGGTTGAATGGCCAGTCAATAGAGTTCTCATGTGCGTGAAAGTC